CAAAGCTATATTCGATCCCTGGTGTTATCTTGTGTTCTGTGACTTCACCATTAGCCCTTGTAATTATAAGCTTTGCCATTATTACTCCTTAATTAGAACGCCACTGATGGCGATACTGTTATTGCGGAGTTTACAGTAAATGTAACGCTAGATGTAGCAATTTCGGCTACTCCAGCTGATCCGATTGGTGTTAGGTTATTTACCAGGATTGAGAATTGGTAAGTAGGGTTAGCAGCTGATACTGCTGTGCCCTTAACTGTAATAACTGATACAGATAAAGTCTTGCCAAATGCATCATTTAGTGTCTGGCTGACCTCTGATGAAGCCCAGTCATTCATAAAGTCAATAGTAAATGTGCCTGATTGTAATCCTGCCACGTAGCGGTGGCTGGTATCTCCAAATGCGGTAATTTCTAGCTCATCTACGATTTGATTGATAACAGCGCTTGATACGACGTCGCTGATATCGATTGAAGGTGTAGTAGGCGCTGCGTTGGTAGCCAACTTAACGCCGACGTTGTTATTTAAGTATATTGCCATTGTTACTCCTCGTCATTCTTGTTGGTTGCTGCTTTGCCTTTTGGTTCTTCCTTTATTTGGCCTGTCTTGATTAAGAAGGCTAAATCATCTTCTCTGCTCATTTTAACTCCAGCTCGTTAGGATTGATACTGTTATTTCTGACGTTAATAAATCTCCACTTGCCGCACTTGTTATAGCTGGAGCGGAGACACTTGATATATTCATAACTAAAGATGATGCTGCTAATTTAGTTACTACTGCCACTATAAAATCTTCCATACCTTTTAAGTTGCCTTGATTGTCAAATGCTGGCACTGCCATTAATATTCTAAAATTAGCCAAAGGTAATACTGTAATGTGATCGTTATTGCTCGGCACAATGTAAGGATCGCTAGGGGTTACCACCACGCTATTTGCAAGTAAAGTCGCTGGTGGAAAACTAAATACTGACCATACACCTGCGTTAGTTAAATCTGTTGCAAGTGTGCCACGAAGTGTTGTTATTGCAGCCATTAGCCTACCAATGATGCTGGCGCTGAATAAGGCTGGATGAGACCACGCACTCGGTTAATCAGCTGATAACCCATCCGATAAGGGCTGGCACTGATCCCATCCATACCTACCCCACCAGTCTGGCTCACTTGACGTGCTTGCCAGATATCAACGGCAAGAATCATTGCCGCTTCCCGAATGGCAGGGATCGCACTGTAATCATCTTCTTTAGTGTCTTGTCCTGATGCTTTACCACTTGGAATAATGCGGTGAAATGGATCGTCTGCGTGTACTTTGGAAAACTGAATAAATGAATAGCCGTTAGGAAATGAGTAATTGCTAAAAAATGACCAAAATGCTGTAGTTATACTTACGGGAATATTAATACCAGGTATTGTGCCAGTGATTACGTGATTGCCACCATAAGTAGATCCGCAGCCTTCTATAGCTACGCTTTGGCCTTTTACAAATATACCTGGGTTTGCTAATACTAATGTGGCTACATTGTTTTGTAATCCAGCGGCCACTACTGGTGCATCATTAAACCATAAATATTGTTTTAATAAATCTTCTGCGGTTTGACAAACTTCTTCTACTGTTGCATCAGAGTAGAGCGAACCAATCCCAAGATTTGCACGTAATTCAGCTTTAGTCACATAGACAGCGGCCATACTCTACTCCTTATCTAAAAAAGCTCCCCCAGGGCTAGGGCTACTAAACCCTGAGGGATTATTACTTGGTTATTAGGCCTTTGCGTACTTGATGATTCCGTAAGGCATCTTGGCGATTGTTGCCATGAATCCGTAAATTGCTACCTGTACTTGTAGGTTTGATACTACATTAACAGACATAAATGCCTGAGGTGAGCGATATACAGTAAATGCTTCTGGTGCAAGGATTACAGCTGATCCATCATCAAATGTGGTCGCTGAGAAGTTCTTGTCTACATATAGATCAAGTCCTAATACATTGCCACGGATTGAAGAAGGTGCAACTTGTCCAGCTGCGTTCATTGGTTGAATTGCGTTGTAAATTGGGCGACCAGTTGTATCAGTAGCACCTAATAGCGCTTGATACTGTGCTGGGTTGCCAATGTAGTTCTGTGCAAAGTAACCAGTGTTCTTGTAAATTAATGATGCTGCCTCAGATGAGTAAGCAATAATTCCATCACTGTCAGCTGTTGTAGCTGATCCGTTTGTGCCTGCTGCTAACAATGCTGTTAATGCAGCTGTATCGATAGCTGTCAAATAAGCATTTTGTAATTGCTGTGTTAGCTCTGCATAGAAGCCAGGATATCCCGCCCTCTCGAGAAGCTCTACAGATAGCGTATTCATGCCACTGTATTTTTGGACTGTTCCTGTAAGATAGACGGATTCCATACCTGTATTAGATACTGCTCCTGCTTCTGCCTCTACAGTTACTGTAGGTGCAACACCTGTACCACCAGCTGCGCTGGTTACAAGTGATGGAACACTTATTGTCATACCAGTATTAGGCAAGACACCTTGTGAACATGCATCAATTGTAGGTGTACCAAAACGTGTGTTTGTTACAAACTCAGTTAGGTATTGTGTTGGATTAAATGCTGGGTTGGTTGAGAATGAATCATCTGCTGCTGCAATGTACAGTTTTGATTCGTCTGATCCTAATGCAGCCTTAATTTTGTGCTCTGTGTATGCAGCCATTGATGTAATTGGCGTACGTACGGTTGTTTGAATTAATGGTGCTGTAATTACTGGGCGAGCAGCTTCTACTGTAGGAGTATCAGCCTCTGCCTTTGCTTCTTGTGGCGCTGTTGATAAATCTTCCACAGGAGCCTCGCTTTCTGTTGATTGGTTTGTGTCCTCTGCTTCGTTTTCACTAGCAGCAACTTTAGTTACTTGCGCAGCGCTAAACGCTGGGCTTTCTACCAGGCTAACTTCTCTTAGTGTTGCGCTGGTTACATATAAATAATCTTTTTTCTGTATGGACTTGTTTACATCTACTCCGACAGACAGGCCGTCCACTAGTTGTTCTTGTGCAAGAATTAAAGCATCTTGACCTTGCATGCTAGAGCTAATCTTAAAGCTAGCGTAAATGCCATCTTCTGCTTGGTTAAACTTTTGCATACGACCTATTGGCTTTTCTGGTCTGTGTTGCATTAACATTTTAACCTTGCCTGGATCTCCAATATCTATTGACCCTTTAGCAAAAACAACCTTACCTACAGAAGTATTACCTACTTCTTCAAATGGCACGATCTTGCCAGCAATAACTCTGCGCTCTGTATCGGCAGCTTCTATGTGGCTACTGAATGTAAGTTTCATCTTCTGTTTCTCTCCCGTTGGGTGTTAGGCTTTCCATTTCTTTGGCATCTTCTACATCAATTAGACCCAAAGCCATCATTTTTTCTAGTGCTTCTAAACGTTTCATTGTGTCTGCTCTTAGGAATGATTCTTCAATAGCAAACTTAACTACATGCCCACGTGGAGTAATGTCATCCATACTTAAACGATCTTCAATAGCGCAAATAAACGGCTGTAATGAGTAGGCTACAAACTCTTTGCGACCATCAATAATATTTTGATATGTCATTGAATTATTCATATCCGCACTTATCATGTATGCAGGTACGTTCATTGCACGGGCGACTTGGGTCGCTAAAAATTGAATACTTTCATTATACATCATGTCCTTAGGTGAAAAACCTGTAGTTTCATAAGATAATGTAGATGTTAAATATGCTGTAGATCTATTTAAGCGACTTTGTTTCCATTGTGCTAATAATCCAGATACTTGCTGCTCTGGTAAATCTGCTCCAGTGTTTTTAATGTAACCTGATGGCATTGGTGTTTGTGCAGCTACAGATGCTGCTTTTTCCAAATCTAAAGCGCTTTGAATTGTGCGGGCTGCATTTTGTAAAACTCCACCGCCGTTTAATCCCTGGAATGTAATTAAACTTCCAATACCTGTCATTGGCGCTCTTAGGCCATCAACAAAATATTCTTCTATTTCTGTACCAAACTTATTTGTTGTAAATGTAACTCTGTTATTTGCCACCCACTCAAAACGTGATGGTCTTAAATCGTCTGCGTATAATTCCGTAACACGCCAATAAGCGCAATTATAAAAAAGCAAACTATCGACAGTCCATGAAATCGTGACGGATCTTGGTTGCCGATAGTCTGGCTGCTCTATCCAAAGAGGGTTCCCCAACTCCTCACCATTTGACTTTTTGTAAAGCTTCAATGGCAAGTAGGAAACTACACCAGCTATAAGATTTCTGCAACGTGCAACGGCAGGTACTTGCATTGCTAAATTACGATCTAATCCACCAGGGAAATTACCAACACCAGTTGTAAATGAACCATAGCCATAAGCTGTGTCCATAATGGCAGGGGCGTATTGCGCTTGGACAG